CTGCCTCTGCCTCTATTGCGACCGCCAATTTCGCCAATATTTGGTCTGTCAACGAGACGGCTTGCTAGGTATTTCCCTAGCCGACCAGGGGAAGCTTTTTCTTCTTGTTCAAAAGAGCGGCCTCGGCGTGATTCCTCAAAGGGAATAGGAAATTCATTATTTTCAGAAGACATTTAGAAGCAATAATAGCACTGCTTTGCGGCTCAAAAACCTTAAAATGAAAGGCTTATAGCCTCTTGCCGCACTTTTGGCAAATTTTTGCCCACGGATAAAATCTGACCATATTCATCGGGTGGTCACATTCCAAGAGACGCTTAGCTTCAGCGTTAAGAGTATTACGAATCCACGCCGAAAGAGTTTCCTGCTCTAGTCCAGAAGCCTGCTTCCATCGGTCTCTCTCGGAGTCTGTTGTACGGATTAACACCTGTTTATCGGCGGGCCCATCATCATCTTTGACAATGCTTGACACGGTTGGTGAAATATTCTCAGCAACCTTATTCATAGCTGCCTTTATGTTTGATTCTGCATCATTCTGCTGATTGCTCATCTTCTTCGTACTCTTCTTCGTCTTCGATTACTTCGGCATCAATGACATCTTTATAATCTTGCCCAAGCATCGACCTTACTGCATCTTCTGGCAAAACCCCGGAAATAGCCATAAGTTCAAGAAGCTTCCTGGCTTCGGATTCGGCGTCAAACCCGGTGGATGGCTTGTTTAGGCCTGGCTGACCAGCAATAGTGGCTCTAATTTGTGAACCCGCCCCATCAACGCTGACATTGACGTTTGTCTGTTCCATGCCAAGAAGTTTTGTTCTTCTATCCATGATTGACAGAACCTGCTGGATTGCTTTGAGGTCTGGCTCAATCTGCATTTCTGTCCCGTCATCGGACGCTACTCGCCTGTGTTGAGTCATAGGCCAGATTGCCTGTTGTAGGTTGTCAAGACGTTCCAGCTCCATTCGAAGGACTTCTGGATACCCAAGAATCGCCTCTCTGTTCATCTTTTCCAGCTGGCGCTGAATTGAACGGTTTACTGACGAGCTTGAAATACCAAATCGTCTTGCAATTTCGTGAACGGAAGTTCCTGCCTGCCTCATCTTGAATATTCTCATATCCCTTTCGGTGAGAAATTCTTTGGTTGTAATCGGCTTAGCCTTGTCGTCACTCATTTGCTGACCTTTGTCCATTCAAGCGTTTCAAAGGGGAATCGTACCCCTCTCTTCATTTTAGTCGGCCATTCACGTGAGTCACGAGCACCTCGGAAATGTCTTACATCGTAGACATAGGCTCCAAGGGCTGTTGGGTCTGGCTGAAGAGATAAACCAAATTCTGGCCAACGAGACCAAACGGCAGAACCGAATGGGCGCAGGTCTCTGCTGTTCATGCTTGTTCCTAGAGGGGCGTGGTGCTCAATCCATAGAGCGCACTTGTACACAACACGAATCATGTCGAGATACTTTGCTACTTCCAAGGCGATTGATTCAGATGTTCTTCCACCTGGGTCAAGGAAGGCTTTGTAAAGCGGACCAATAAGAAGAATGTCCGGCTTGACTGTATCTAGCGTCTCTTCAAGAAGAGCTCTATCCGAAGCTTTGAGAAGGTCAAGTCCAGATGGTTTTGTTAAGAGATGGGCGTCCAGCTTGTCTGTCCGCGCATGAGCCATTGCCGCCCCTGCAATGTCTCGGCTGGTTCGTCGAATAATTCTTTCAGGGTTCTCAAGGTCAACCATCAATGTTCTAACTTTAGGCATTGGCTGAAATGTAAAAGGGTGCACTCCAGCGGCGCATAGAAGACCAATCTGACGGGCAAGCATCGTTTTACCAACACCTTCGGCAGCAACAACAATTACTCGCTCAGAACGCTCTAAGAGAGACGGAATAACCCAGTCATAAGTGTCAACTGTTGATTCAAGCAAAAAGTCGTTCCATTGAACAAGTCTTCCGCTGTCAATCTGAGTAGAAGCATTGGCTGAAGTTAAAATCAGATGGCTTTTCGTTAGCTTTTGCTCGTTGCTTAAGTCGTCGCGAAGAAGCAGGTCCTGCATCTTTTCTAAAGCAATAGTAGATAAAGACTTTTCTTCCTCTACTTGTTCAGGTATCGGCTGTCCATCTTCAATCTCATCAACAGGAACAATCTCTTCTAAAGTAAGTCCAGCAGATAGGTGGTCGGTTATGTCTTTGTAATCTGGAGATGCCCATACCTGCGCATCGCATCCAGCTTGATTGAGGATGTCACACACTGTTTTTGCGTGCTTGATTCCAACCTCGTCTTTATCAGAGATGATTTCGACCAGTGCTCCAGACAGGGCCTCAGTATGAATGTCAAGCCACTTTCCTGCGCCTCCAGGCATGGTTGTTGCAACAAGCCCCATCTCTGTGAGGGTGTCAGCGTCTTTCTCTCCCTCGACTAGCCAGATAGGGAATCCCTCTCGTTTTGCTTTTAGAACTGCTGGAAGGTTGTAAAGAACTTTAGGAACTTCACCGAGGGAAAACTCCCATCCACCAAAACCGTTTGGCTTGCGTTGACGAAAAGATTTCTTACCATTCTCATCTACGTAACGCATCTTCTGAAAGAGAAGTGCTCCGTATTCGTCAACATAGTCGTATGTCGTTACAAGTTTTGGCTTGCTTTCTGGTGTGTTTTTTTGTGGTGGCGCGATAGGTGCTTCTTTTTTTGGTGGTGGAGGGTCGAACTTTCGTGGCGTGTCACCAGTCTCTTTGGGCATCAAATCAGAAACCTTAAGCCCGACTGAAGTGCATATTTCTTCAACCCCACAGGACATTCCTCTGTGACACGTAACGAGCGTTCTGCCGCCCTCTCCCTGTCCAATAGAAAGTGATGGATTATTATCGTCATTTCTACATGGGCATCTAGCAATCCAGCCTGAGCCAGATTTGCGAACTCCCTCTAAACGAGAAAGAAAATTTTCAGTTTCAGGCGATGCAAAAGTCATTATCGAAGACTCATTCCGGGGAGATTATTAACTGGTTCCCTCGGAACCATTGAGATTTTTAGTTTTCTTCTCAACTGTTCCCTCTCTCTTTCAGTAAGGCCACCCCAGATTCCATACGGTTCGTGATACATGGCGTAGCTAAGGCAATCTAGTTGAACAGGGCATGAGTTGCAAATGTTTTTTGCCGAAGCAGTTTGTGCTGCTGCAATTCTGTACTTCTCGGCAAACTTTCCAGGTTCACTTCTGTCAGCGTGCGGATACCAGATTCGTGGGTCTTGTCCTTTGCAGTCACCATCACGAGGCGGTAAATCTATGCGGCGTATTCCCTGCATTGGCATCTCCCTAAAGAATCGGCGTGGGGTGATGCTACAGGCTTCCGGTTGCTCTTGCTACATCTTGAGCAGAAAGATAGACAGTCGCACTCCTTACAACGAGCGTACCTGAGACGTCTTCTGCTTTAACGTCCACGGCGTCTTGGGGCACCCCAAACTTGCTTGCTATAGCTGCACGTGCTCGTTCTATCTTGACTTCTTCATCGGCAAGACTTGAATCAAAAGCAAGAACGATTGGTGGTCGTGTCAACGCTTTTATTTCTTGGTCTTTTTCTTCTGCTCGCAAACACCATTCGCACGCAACGTCTTTCCCGGGTTTGACTTCGCGCGCACGCGTATCACTATGCCCACAAGAAAGGACGTGTTTATATCGTACGTTTCCCCATGTTCCCGTTTTTTCAACGCTTACTACTTTTTTACGGGGAGAGCGTCTTTTTTCTGTTGTCATAGCAGACCTAATCTGCTCAACAGTTATTTCTTGCGACGAGAGAAGAGTCGGCGAACCCAGCTCTTGGTTGAGGTTAAATCAATTTTGATTTCATCTGGAACAGAAGAAACAATTTCTTCGGCTTCATTCTTTGCCCACTCCACAACTTCGTCGCGAAGGAAATCAATTTGAATCATGTCCTGGTGAGCTGCTTCATGCTTCTCAATGAATTGCTCAACCGTGTCAAGCTCAGGCTGCTTGGGCGCTGCTTTTTTCTTTGCGGGAGCCTTCTTTGCAGGAGCCTTCTTCGCTGCAGCCTTCTTTGCAGGCGCCTTCTTGGCTGTTGACTTCTTGGGGGCAGCTTTCTTAGCTGTTGCCTTTTTTGCTGTTGATTTTTTATTGGTGTTTGCCATGTCGAAAACATTAGTACATTTTTGCGCCAGCGCAAGGTAACAAATTACTCAGCAACTCTTTACAGTCGATTTATGGAAAAGACCTTAGTATTCCAAGGTGGACAACTACATTGACGACATGAGCAAAATGGCTCTAGCTCTGACATCTGCTCAGCTAGCCAAAGATGAGGCCATCAAGGAGCACGGGGTTGGAGAAGAGTTAGCCGTGCATTTTCTGGCATGGTCAGACGATGCTCTGGTGGCCATATGTCAGATGAACGCCGACACCTCGCTTTTGAGTCCTGACGAGCGATTTGAAAAATGTAAACAAATATGCTCAATAATGAGACGTTTTTACTGGTCAACCGCCATAACGATGGTTTCGGAGGGTTATTGCTCGATAGACGCAGACGCAACCAAGAACATGGACCTAGCTTCTGCCTTTGTTGACCCTAGGTACCCTGTCTACGAATGCGTAACGGTAAACCATACGTCTATTAACGAAGAAGGCGCCGTGTCTCCCGTTTCGATGGTTGCTGCTCCATTTACGCTTCATATGGGAAGAAGAGTCGACTGGCGTGAGACCCTTGTTTATCCGGAGAGAGCCGACACTTACGTGAAGCAAAGTAAGTACCCGGCAATGCTTCGCAAGTCACTGATGGAAGCCCCTGCGGATGAAATAACTCAAGAGATAGTGGATGCAGTTCACAAGGAAATCGAAAAGATTGGCTTTTTGATTCAAGAGATTTCATAAAGTATAATTTAATATGCCCTTTTATGACAGTCCTGCTTTTGGTGAAAACCCGTTTGCAACAACAGAGATAAACGGAGTAAAGATAAGTCGCGCCGATAGGCAGCCTTGCTTAATCTGTGGACATCCAACAGGAGATTGCCCCGGAGAGTCAGGACCCCCAACAAAAATATGGGGCTATGACACAAACTCCACTCTTGACGAAAAACTGACCTTCTACATGGAGCAGGACTATTTTGAAGAACGTGAAATTGCTCCTGGGATAACCACAAAACTACTGATTTATCCCAAAGGGAAGTACATCCCGCTTCTCGAAGCAAAGAGGCTTGGCTTTTTATAAAATTTTGTTGATGCTGGACAAAATCATTATTTGATTCTGCTGTACACTCGTCTACCTAAACACAACCACTCACTGTTGATAGGAAGACATGAAACTCATTGATGATGCATTTGTAGCCAGCTATTCCAGCAAGCCCGTGCCCTGGGGCTTTAACGGAATGGGAGAAATCGTATTTCTCCGTACCTACAGCAGAACAAAAGAAGACGGCAATATCGAGACTTGGGGCGAAACAGTTCAGCGCGTAGTTAACGGCGCAGTTGCAATCGGCGTGCCATATACCCGAGAAGAAGCAGAAGAGCTTTTCGACCACATGTACCATCTTCGCTGCTCGATGAGCGGTAGAGCTTTGTGGCAGCTTGGAACATCAATGGTTGATGCTTTTGGTGGAGCTTCGCTCAACAACTGCTATTTCACAAATATTGAAAAGATTGACGATTTTGAGTTTCTGTTCAACTACTTGATGCTTGGTGGTGGAGTTGGATTCTCTGTAGAGCGTTCAAAGATTCACGACCTCCCCAAGGTAAAGACGGGGGTTATTATTTCTCACGAGCGCACTAATGATGCAAACATCATCGTTCCAGACTCACGTGAGGGCTGGAGCCGCCTTTTGCATGCCGTTTTGAAGTCGTACTTTGAGACAGGCAAGTCCTTTACCTACTCAACAATTTTGGTTCGTGAATACGGTGCAAAGTTGAGCAAGATGGGTGGAACGGCCTCTGGTCCTGGCGCTCTTATTGATGGCGTTGAGGACATTTGCAAAGTTTTGGAAAACAGAGTAGGGAAGAAGCTTCGGTCTATCGATGTTTTGGATATTTGTAACATTATTGGTCGCGTTGTTGTTTCCGGCTCGTCGCGTCGGTCGGCGCAAATAGCCGCAGGTGACCCTGACGACGTTCTTTTCCAGCGTGCCAAGAACTGGGGAAGTGGAAACATTCCTGCATGGCGAGCAAACAGCAACAACTCTATCTATGCCGATGGTTGGGACGAGATTCCTGCTGAGATTTGGAAGGGTTACGACGGTTCTGGCGAACCATACGGATTCCTTAACAGAAAGCTTGCAAGAGCCGTTGGTCGACTTGGCGAAAAGAACGTTGACAACTCAATTGAAGGCTTTAATCCATGCGCTGAAATTGGCCTAGCAGATGGAGAGTCGTGCAACTTGTCCACAATCTTCCTGCCGAACGTAGAGTCCGTAAAACAGTTGATGTCTATCTCTCGTCTTCTTTATATGACACAAAAGCAGATAACACGACTTTCTTACCCGTTTGAAAAGACAACCAAGATTGTTCGCAAGAACGCCAGAATTGGACAAAGCGTCACAGGAGTGCTTCAAGCCTCCGAACAGCAGGTTTCTTGGCTCTCCACGACATACGACTAC